TGCGTAGACAACGGCGATCACAGCGGCACGCCACAGGGGCCACAGACGGAAGTACCGTACGTGCCCGAGAGCGGCGACAGCCAGTAGGAGGAGCAATGGATAGCGAGCAGACACGGAAGGGGCTCAGTGCCCCATTCCCACCCGAGCAAATCCGCACCCGCGAAGGGCGAGCGGGCATGAAACTCCAGTGGGTAGAGGCCAGGCTCGTAGCGCAACGCCTCAATGAGGTGATCGGCGTAGGGGCATGGTCATTCGAGGTCAGCCAGGTACCCGGGCACGATAACGTCGTGAAGGGGCGACTCAGCCTCCCCGGGGGAGTGTACGAAGATTACGGGTACGAGACGGGGGGCAGCGGCGAGACCTTGAAAGAGGCGAGCAGCGACGCCCTACGTCGATGCGCGAGCCTCACGGGCGTAGCGGCGTACTTGTACGCCCACGGGGCGGAGTCGAATCCAGCTTCGGCGCCACGCCCGTTCAGTCGACCCGCGGTAGAGGCGGCGGTGAGCACCCCCCCGAGGGTGAATCCGTCTAGCGATGCCGTTCTCGCGTGCCCCGATCACGGTGAGCCCTACGTATACCGCGAAGGCGGCATCAGTAAGGCCACCGGCAAGGCATACGAGGGGTTCTGGACGTGTAAGGGTAAGACGCCCGACGGCGGGTATTGCCGCAGTAAGCCGCCACGCGGCTATAACGGCGGCGCCAGCCAGCCACCCGCACCCGTGGTCGGAGAGCCGACTCGCGACGGCGAGGTGGACCTAAATGACCTACCCTTCTAGGGTAGGAAGTGGTGAAGGGGCGGGCAACTGGGTAGCCCGCCCCCGAGCCCCAAGAGGAGGAGCATCATGGCACCACATCGAGCGAAACTAAAGACGCAGGTACGACCCGGGCGCACGGGCGCCTACACCGACGACGGCTTCCCGTCGAGCTTCGCAGGATGGGCATGGCTAACCGTGCAGGCCTCTTTGGCCCTCGGCGCCGTATACATCCTGCTGGTGCTCGTCCTAAGCCTCCCCGTATAGCCCAATGAAACTCAGCCCGAGCACGAGGTCAGCCGTGGAAGCCTGGATAGCCGACGCGCTACCACGGCTCGGGTTGGGGCAATGGGAGATCACAGTCGCGGAGGACGCCGCAGCGGAGGATGCATGGGCAGACATCGAGCCCCACAGCATCGACCCCCGGGCAACGATGAGGATCGGGGCAGGGCTCGAGGGGCAGACCCCCGAGCGCCAACGCCAAGTCCTCACCCATGAACTCGTACACCTCTTCCTGCACCCGCTCGACCGATACACGGCGAGCATCGAGGGCACGCACGGGAGCGTATGGTACGGCGCTTGGTACCCCGGATACGACGATCACCTCGAGCAGGCAACCGAGCGGATCGCCAAGTCAATAGCCCCACACCTACCAATGCCACACCTAAACGGTAAGGGCGGGAAGGTTAAGTAGCGATGAAGTGGCAGTGGGAGGATGAGGGCCACGAGGAGCACGATAGAGACCGTAAGCGCCGACGGCGCGAGGAGGGAATGCGGATGGATAAGGCGCTCAAGCGCCAGATGAATGAACTCGAGGAGCGTGAACGCCAACGCCAACGGGCGAGGGCGGATAAGCGCAGAGCACAGGAATCAGAGTAGCGGAGGAGGATGGCGACAATCGCCATCGCGCTACGCAGGATTGCCACACCGCCACCCGGCGGCAAGAGTCATTAGGAGGAGCAGCCCTATGGCACGAGTACCGATCAGTAAGGCGATCGACCCCAAGCGCACGGGGATCAGTAAGAGCCTCGTAGTCGCCACGAGCCTATGCGCCCGTAAGGGATGGCATCAGGAGAACATCCGTCTCGCCGACGGGAGCAGGCCGCAGGCAGTAATGCCCGAGCGCGTGCATTTCGGCAGCGCGTTGGACGAGGCGACAATGACCCTCATCTACCGCCATTGGGAGGAGCGCCTCCCCATCACCGACATCCTCATCATGGAGGCAGTCGAGGAGGGGCTCGGGAGCATCAGCACCAAGCCGGGCGCAGAAGACCTCGACCCCGAGACCTTCCGCACCGAGTTGGAAAACGCGCTGTCGAGCTTCGCCGTCATCGTGCTTCCGAAAGTCCTCGAGGGCGCCACGCGCGTCTACCTCCAGGGGTGGAACGGGCAGTCATGGTCAGACGGGCACGGCGGGATCGGCACCCCCGACATCACCGTGTTCTACGGCACCGACAGCGCCACAATCTGGGACGTCAAGAGCAGCACCCGCCGTAAGCCGTACGAGGCCCTCTACGGGCCAGAAATGAGCCACTACGCGGCAATGTACGATGACATCGACCGGGGCAGGGATGACCACGATGACGAGCGGCTCCCGCGCAACCTACGGCTCGGGTATCTCACATGGGTACGGCTCAAGAGCCCCGTATGGCAGGTCATCAGCACGAGCGCCGACCTACAGCACCACGCGTACGCCCAAATCCAACGGGATCACACCGCGGCGGTCATCAGCCACCGGGTGCCCGACGCCTTGGGATACAACACGAGCCTCTGCGGCACGTGCGAGTACGCCCAACCGATCGAAGGGGCACTCCGCCCGACACGCACCCTCGGCGACGGGCAAGAGGCCTTCCGCGGGTGCATCGTCGGGATCATTCAGGCAAGCGTCGCCGCGAAGGCAGAGGCCGAGGCGGCAGAGGAGGGGAGCAATGAGTAAGGCCACCCAGAGTGAACGCATCCTCGCGCACCTGCGCGAGCACCCAGAGGGGATCACGCCCCTCGAAGCGCTCAACGAGTACGGATGCCTACGCCTATCGGCGCGCATCTACGACCTCAGAGCGGAGGGGCACCAAATCACCGAGGAGACCCATACCACGCCGACGGGCAAGCATGTAGCACGGTACCGCCTCATCGGGATCGCGCAGACGCCGCCCCCGGCACCGACGGTCAAGCTTCGCGAGTGGGTATGCGCGCAGTGCGGGAGCAGGGCGTCATACATCGGGGCAAGCGCCTTGGGCGATAGGTACGGCCTCGGCAAGTGCTTCCACCACGGCACCACCGCCGTCATGACCGTGCACCGAGACGTATCATGAAGTGGATCAAACTCGACACCGCAATCCGCACCGACGATAAGGTAGCCCTCCTCCCGAGCGATAACGCACGGTGGGCATGGATCGCCGTACTCGTCGCCGCAGGGGCGCAGGATGGACGCCCTTGGTCGAGCTTCCGCCACCTGGACGCGTGCCTCAGCGCCACCGAGCGTAAGCACGTCAAGACCCTCGTAGCGGCAGGGCTCATCGAAGAGGCCCACGATGGGCAGGTGGTCATCCCCGGTTGGAGCAGCCACCAGGTGCCCATGAGGTTCCAAAGTAAGGGTCAGCGCCACGGTTCAGCCACGCAAAACCACGCAACAGCCACGCAACAGGGTGACCAGATTAGAGGAGAGGATAGAAAGATAAGAAACCCCCTTACCCCCTTACGCGGTAGGATGGGCGCAGGCACGGAATCCATAGGGGCAGTAATCAAGCGCCTAGGGGAGGAGTGAGCATGGGCAGGATGAAAGAATACGCAATAGCCAACGCACTCGACGCCTTTGACGACGACGTAGAGGGCACACCCGAGCCGCAGGGCAGTAGCAGGGCCTTCATGCATAAAGGGCGCCCAATCATCACGAGCGCCAATAAGAAACTACGCCCATGGCGGGCACGCCTAGACTCAAGCTTCCGAGCCCGAGTAGGCGAGCGCACGCCAATGATCGGCCCAGTGGCAGTCAGCATGACCTTCCGCATGCCCCGACCCAAGTCGCACCTCGGCGCCAACGGGCTCACCCCGAGCGCAACCGGGGCGGCACCCGACACCCGACCCGACGTAGACAAATTGGCACGAGCCGTCAACGACGCCCTCACCACGGCGGGCGTAATCGGCGACGATAGCCAGATCACCCGCATCATCGCGGCGAAGCGATACGCCGACCCACACGAGCACCCGGGCGTCACCGTGGCAGTGAACAGGGACAGGGCGAGGTAGCCCCACGTGCTTATCCGTCTAGCGATGGCGGCAGCGGCGGTCATGCTCGCGAGCGCGTGCGCGGCGCCCATCCAGCTTCCCGAGCCCGTACCGAGCGTACCGCCGTACGAGGGCCTGCTCGGCAGTCCCACCCCAGTAAAACACGTCAACGGCGTAGCATCGTGGTACGACGCTACCAAGAATAACGCGTGGTACACCCGCGAGACCAAGTGGGGCCCGAGGGTCGAATACTACGCAGCGGCAGGGCCAGCGGTGCGTGAACTCATCGGCGACGACAACCCGTACCACGAGCACTACACGGCCTACGTCACCCACCGAAAGACCGGGCGCACCATCAAGGTGATCATTGTGGATTGGTGCAGTTGCTCGAAGGGGCGCCCCGGCGAGAAAGCCATCGACCTCAGTCCCGCCGCATTCCAGGCGCTCGGCGTCAACCTCAGCAGGGGCATAGCCCCCGTCACCATCTCCCTGCTACCATAGCCGCCGACCCCACTGCTCCTGGGGTCAGCCCCCGGCGGCGGCAACGTCGTCGGGGGCAGAATAATCAGGAGCGGAGCATAGGAGGAGCGGAGCATGACACTACTCACCCAGAATCGCGAGCTTCGGGAGATCGGCGTCTTCAACTGGACGCTACCAGCCCTAGGGGCAAAACTCGACGACGGGCGCACCGTCGCAACGTGCCCCCAAGCGGGCGCCTGCGCCGCCCTTTGCTACGCCCGCAACGGCACCTACCGCTTCCCCAAAGTAAAGGCCGCCCACGCGCGCAACCTGAAGATGGTCCTCGACGACCTTGCGGGATGGAAGAGCGCCATGATCGAGGAGGTAGCCAAGAGGGTGAAGCCAGGCGGGTACGTCCGCATCCACGATAGCGGCGACTTCTTTAGCGACGACTACCTAGAGGCATGGATCGACATCGCCCGCATCGTTCCCCGAGTCACGTTCTACGCGTACACCAAAGAGGTACTCCGATTCAAGCGCATCGCAGGGCGGCAGTATTGGAGCGCCCTCAAGGGCGCGTACTACCCGTGGGCGCCCGCCAACTTCAAGTGGCTCTACAGCCTAGGCGGGAAACAGGATCACCTGATCGACCTCGACCGCGACCGACACGCCGAAGTCTTCCCGACCGTAGAGGCGCTCGAGGCAGCGGGGTACTTCAATCAGGAGGGCGACGACCGCCTAGCCGTCGAGGCACCGACCCACAAGATCGGCATCGTAGCCAATAACATCCCCCACTTCCGTAAGCGGCAAGGCACCGACACCTTCGGTAGCTTGCAGCGCAAGTAGCCAGTGGCGCGCTATAAGGCGCTCACACGGCCATGCTTGGGATGCGGGCGGCTCACCCCCAACACACGCTGTACGCCCTGCTACAGGGCCAGAGAGCGGGCACGAGGGGCATCGGTCTACTCCACGTACGAGTGGATCGCCTACAGCCGGGCAGTCAGGGCCGCCACCCCGTACTGCGAGCGCTGCGGGTATAGCGATAAGCGCCTCAGCGTCGACCACATCATTCCACTCAGCCAGGGCGGAGCCCTTTGCCCACCCCGAGCGGGAGTGCGGGTGCTTTGCTGGCAGTGCCACAACACGCGCGATCATTGGGACGGGCCCGAGGGTCGGATGGCAAGTGATGGGGCTGCCCCCACCCATACCCCCCACAAACGTGCCATGATGACCGCGGGAGAACCCGAGCAAAGTGGGGGGGAGGGTCAAGAATTCGTTCTCACCCCACCCCTCGCAGCGCCGGGCATCCCCGTACGCAATAATGCGAGTTTAGAGAAAACGGCAATACCCCCCACAAAAACGGAGGAGGAGCAATGAGCACCGCAATGACCGCCACGAGGGTCAGGCTCGACGCCATCAGGGCCGACGACGATAACGCCCGAGTGCACGACGCCCGGCAGATCGACGCCATCGCACGCAGCCTCACCGCCTTCGGGCAGCGCCGACCCATCGTCCTCGACGATAAGGGCACGGTCATCGCAGGCAACGGCACGTACGCCGCCGCGAAGGCGCTCGGATGGACGGAAATCGACGCCGTAGTCGCCCCCTTCGAGAGCATGGAGCAGCGTCGAGCTTACGCAATCGCCGACAATCGAACGGGCACCCTAGCCGAGTGGAGCCATGAGGCGCTCATCGCCGCCCTACGGGATGCCGACGGCGAGACCATCGCCGCAACGGGATTCACCCGAGCAGAGTACGATCAGATCAAGTCGGAACTCCTAGCCCAGGCTAACGCCCCGGGAGAGTCAGAGGGCCACCAGTCAGGCTATAAGCGCGCGCAGAGCGCCAATGAAGGCTACGACGCCTACCTGGCATCAACCGAGCGCAACATCGTCCTGGAGTACCCGATGCCCCGCTATCTCGCCCTCATCGACGCGTGGGCTTCCTACCGCAGCATCCACGGGCTCGAGGGCAACAATGAGGCGCTGCTACACCTACTCGCCACCGCCACCGGCACCGAGGCGCCACGATGACGGCGCCAATCGAGCTTCGCACCGTAGCGATCGCCGACCTACAGCCCGACCCCGAGAATGCCCGCGTGCACTCGGAGCGCAACATCAGCGCCATCGCAAAGAGCCTCAGCGCATTCGGGCAGCGTAAGCCGATCGTGATCGCGGGCACCACCATCGTCGCGGGCAACGGCACGGTAGAAGCGGCGAAGCGCCTCGGGTGGACAGAGATCACCGCCGTGGACTACCCCGCCGACCGCATAAGCGAGGCCCGAGCGTACGCCATCGCCGATAACCGCACCGGGGAACTCAGCCTCTGGGATAACCGCCGGCTAAAGGCGCAACTCGACACCCTCGGAGCAGGGCTCGCGGGCGTAGCGGGCTTCACGTGGGAGGAGATCGACGACCTCGTCAGCCCCTCGGTGAACATCCCCGTACTCACCGTCACCGACGGCGACCGCGCCATCGCCGACTTCTACGCCATGCGGGCATCGCGTAGCTTCCTCTTCCGCATGCCAGTAGAGCAGTACGAGTGGGCGATCGAGCGCCTACGGGAGACGCGCACCCGGTTGGGCGTAGAATCCAACGCAGAGGCCGTCGAGCGCCTTATACTCGACGCAATCAACACCGAGGAGGCACGATGACGCTACCAGTAATCGAGGTCAGCAGGCTCATGACGGGGAAGGATGCAACCGCCCTCGTAGGCGAGACCGTGCCCGACTTCGAGAGCACCGTGAACGATGAGGGCATCTACGTAGACGCCGAAACGGGCGAGATCGTACTGGTCTACGCCCCCCTCAAGAGCGGCACCGAAGACCTCCGAGCCGCCGTCCTCAACACGCCAATGGGCAGCGTCAAGCGGGCGTCAGGCATCGACCAAGAGTCCCGCAGCTTCGGCATGGCACCCCGAAAGGTCATGCAGGGGCGAGACGCGTGCCGACCCGCAAGTCTGGCCTACGAGCGCCCAAGTGAGCACGCCTTCCTCGCCCGGCTCGCCCTCGACTTGGGCGAGACCCTACGTGAGATCAGCCCCGAGAAGTACCAAGAGAACATCGACGCCCTAGCCGAAATCGACAAGGACTGGAGGATCACCGAGGGCGCCCTATGGACGTCAGGCAACATCAACCGCAGCGCAACGCTCCCCTACCACCGCGATGGATTCAACTTCGACTCATGGAGCGCCATGCCCGTAGTCCGACGTGGCATGAGGGGCGGATACCTCAACGTGCCCGAGTACGGCCTCACCGTGGGATGCAGAGACGGTTGGGTGGTCTTCTTCAACGGCTACCGCATCGTGCACGGCGTCACCCCGATGGCGAAGAGCACCGAGGATGGATACCGCTTCTCCGTGGTCTACTATGCGCTCAGGGGCATGAAGGATTGCTTCACCTACGCCGTAGAGACGGCGAAGGGGGCGAAGCGCCGCACGCAACGGGAAGAGGAGCGCGCAACCGCGAAGACCCCGTGGGCAGATGGCGCCCACCCGGCGGAGCCCGGCTCATAGCAATCCGTCTAGCGATGCCAGAGGAGGAGCAAAAAAACGATGGGAAAGCGGGGGCCTAAGCCTAAGCCGAGTGCCATCCGAGCCACCGAGGGGAAGATCGTGCCGCTCAATGAACCGCGCCCAACACTCAGCACCCTACAGCCGCCACCCGACATCGCTGAAGACGCCCTCGACGTATGGCGTGAGGTAATCGCCGCAGTCGGGCACACGGGCGTCATCACCGCCGCCGACGTAGACACCCTACGCGCGTACTGCGAGGCGACCGCCCGATACCGCGAGGCGGAGGGGCTCCTCCGTAAGAGCGGGCCACTCGTAAAGGGGCGCAACGGCGAGTACGTGAAGAATCCTTTACATCAGGTGATGCGCGATAACGCCACGATGATGCGCGCGGGAGCCCGTGAACTAGGGCTCACCCCAAGCGCCCGAGTAGGCATGAAGTCCACCAGTAAGGCGGCCCCGAGCCCCCTGGAACTACTCCTCGCCCGCCGGGCGCAGCGCGTCGCCCAACAGGATGAGGAACGGAATAAGGCGGCAGGATGAGCACCCCCCTCTACGGATCACCGCAACGGGAGGGGAGCACCCGAGGCGAAGAGGCGGCGACCTTCATCGAGCACTATTGCCGCATCGTGAAGGAGTCGCTCGGCGGCGCGGTAGGCGAGACCATCCGCCTACGCCCGTATCAGCGTCAGCTTCTCGACGACCTATTACGCGAGCGGGAGGATGGGCATCTCGCCCACCGACAGGCACTCATCGGGCTCCCCCGTAAGAACGGGAAGTCAGCCCTACTCAGCGGGTTGGCGCTTTGGGCGACGGTGCTCGGCCCCGACGGCGGCGAGGTGTACTCAGTAGCAGGCGACAGAGAGCAGGCACGTATCACCTTCGGCACCGGGCGCCGCATGGTAGAACTCGACCCGGAACTCAGCAGCATGCTCAACCTGTACCGCGATGCCATCGAGAACCCGATCACGGGCACCCTTTGGCGCGTCGTCAGCAGCGATGCACCCCTGAAAGAGGGCCTCAGCCCGACCTTCACCCTCGTAGACGAGGGGCACGTCATCAACGAGGATCTATGGAACGTGTTCGCCCTCGCGCAGGGCGCCCGAGTAGAACCGATGCTCGCAATGATCACCACCGCGGGAGCACGCACCGACGCCAACGGGCGAGACACCATCGCGCACCGCCTGTATCAGCATGGGCAGCGCGTCGCCGTCAATGAGGTAGACGACCCGAGCTTCTTCTTCCGCTGGTGGGGCGCACCCGTAGACGCCGACCATCGAGAGGAGGCGGTGTGGGCCGCCGCCAACCCAGGCTACGGCGACATCGTCAGCGCCGACGACTTCCGCAGCGCCATCATGCGCACACCCGAAAACGAGTGGCGCACAAAGCGCCTCAACCAGTGGGTGGCGAGCACGCAGGCATGGCTACCGACAGGGGCATGGGATCTATGCGCCGTAGACGATAAAATCCGCCCGGGCGACCGCATCATCCTCGCGCTAGACGGTAGCTTCTCCAACGATAGCACCGCCCTCATCGGCATCCGCCTCAGCGATGGACTCATCGACGTCATGGGGCTATGGGAGCGCCCCTTGGATGACGAGCATTGGCGAGTAGACATCGAAGCGGTAGAGGAGCGGATCAGGGAAGTAGCCCGCACCCACACCGTACGAGAGATCACCGCCGACCCCTTCCGATGGGCACGCAGCCTGCAAATCCTCGCGGGGGAGGGCCTCCCGATCACCGAGTTCCCGCAACACGCCGCCCGCATGACACCCGCCACGAGCGCCTTCTACGACGCCGTCACCACCCAGAGGCTCAAGCACAGCGGCGATAAGCGCCTCGCCCGGCACGTCGCCAACGCCTCAGTCAAGACCGACCGCCACGGCACCCGCTTGACGAAAGATAAGGGCGGGAGGAAGATCGACCTAGCAGTCGCCGCCGTCTTCGGGCTCGCCCGCGCCAACGCGATCATCGCCGACGATGAGCGACCCCAAGCGGCAGTAAACTTCATCACGCTATAAGAGGCGAGCGGTATGGTACCCTCGCCCGAGGAGCGCCCCGCCAACCGGGGCCACCGCTAACAGGGGAGGCCTAATGGGCGTCATCGACCGCATCTTCGGTAGGCAAGAGCAGCGCGCAATCGGCATTGACCGATTCTTTGACGGCCCACCGGGGCAGTACTCACCCGTAGAAATCAACCAGGATCGCGCCACCCAGATCAGCGCCGTATATGCGGCAATCCGCCTCATCAGCGACACGGTCGGGGGGCTCCCGCTCGACGCCTTCCAAAAGACCAATGGACTCCGACAGCCACTACGCCCAAAGCCGACGTGGATCGAGAGCCCGAGCCCCGATAAGAGCGTCACGCGCGTCGAGCTTGTCAGCCAGATCGTCGCGAGCCTGCTCACCGACGGCAATGCGTTCATCGCCGTCACCCGAGACACTACGGGAGCGCCAGTCTTCCTCGACGTACTCGCACCGCGTGCCATCACCGTCACACGCGTAAACGGGCTCCCAGTGTACGAGGTGCTCACGCCATCAGGCGCGAAGGCGACTTACACGCAGGATGAGATCATCCACATCCCGCTCTTCCGCTTGCCAGGCTACAACCGCGGCCTCAGCCCAATCGACCACCTGAAGGCGACCTACGGCGTAGCAATCGCCGCAGAAGAGTACGGTGGACGCTTCTTCGGTCAGAACGCCACCCCGAGCGGCATCGTCAATGTGCCGGGCGACCTCACCGAGGAGCAGGCGGGGAGCATCCGCCGCAACTTCGCACGGCATCACGAGGGCCTCGGCAACGCCCACCGCATCGCCGTACTAACGGGCGGCGCTAAGTTTGACGCCATCAGCATCACCCCAGAGCAGGCGCAATTCCTCGAGCTTCGCGGCTTCCAAGTGGAGGAGATCGCCCGCATCTTCCGCGTGCCCGCCCACCTGCTCGGCATCCTCAAGCCGGGCGCCGTGTCATACGCGTCGGTCGAGCTTCAAGCCCAAGAGTATGTGACCTTCACCATCAAGCCAATCCTCGACCGCATCGAGACGGGCCTAGCCCGACTCATCCCCGGCGGAGACACATACATCCGCTTCAACGTCGAGGGCCTACTACGCGCCGATACCAAGAGCAGGTACGACGCCCTAGCCAGCGCCATCAACACCGGTTGGATCAGCGTGGATGAGGCGCGCAGGATCGAAGACCTACCGCCCCTCCCAGACGGGCAGGGCGCCATCTACCGCATGCAACTAGGCTTCGCGCCCGCGGGCACCGCCGACACGCAGGGTCGCGCCAACATCTACGAGACGCTCATCAAGTCAGGCATCGCGCCCGATGAGGCGGCGAGGATCAGCGGCCTGTGAGCGTGCTCATCGCCGACATCGACGGCACGCTAACCACCACGGGAGACACCCCACGTCAGCCACTCATCGACGCGATCAACCGCGCCGTTATGAGCGGAGACTTCCAGGTCGAGATCGTCAGCGCGCGCAGCATCGACCGCCTAGAGGAGACCCGAGCATGGCTACAAGAGCACGGCGTAGCGGGCATCGTAGGCGTGCATCTCAATGACTTCGAGGGCACACCCTTCGCCACCGGGCTCGCCTTCAAGGATTACAAGTACGGCCTGCTCGTAGAGAAGTACGGCGATGAGTTGGAATACGCCGTAGACGACAACGCCGACGTACGCGCCATGGCGCTCGACAAGTACGAGATCAGCCCGTGGACGCCCGAGGAGGCAGTATCCGAGCTTACGGCGGAGTACCCGGGCGAGGGCGAGGAGGATAAGCCCGAGGAGGAGAATCCGTCTAGCGATGCCGAAAACGCGTCCAACCCAGAATCACGCGCAGACCTCAGCGTGCCCGACTTTATGCGCCAAAACGCCATCAGGGGCCTCGACCTACTTGAATACAAGGGCGACGGACTCCGCCCCAATACGATCACCGAGGCCCGCGATCTAGCACGGGGTCGCGCAACCGAGGATAAATGGCGTAGGATGAGGGCGTGGATCGCACGCCACCTCAGCGACCTAGAGGGCGTCAGCCCGATCGCGGAGGGCGAGCGCCCCACCGCAGGGCAGATCGCACATCTGCTATGGGGCAGCGGCGATACAACGGATAAGGCGAGCCGCGCGTATGATTACGCCGAAAGGGTGGTGATGGCAATGGACAATGAGCAAGAGCGCACCGACGTCGAGCCAACAGAGACCCCAGTAGAGACCCCGACCGAGACCCCAACCGAGGCGCCCACCGAGGCACCGGCGGAATACCATGCGGTCAAAGGGGAAGTGGAGACGCGAGCCTACACGGGTGAACTACGCGTGGACACCGAGGCCCGCACGATTGTCGGCTACGCCGCGCTATTCAACTCAGACTCGAGCCCAATGCCATTCATCGAGCGGCTGGCACCGGGCGCATTCACCCGCAGCCTCGGGCAGGTCGCAGCTTCGGGGAAGGTAGTCAAACTACTCCACGGGCACGATGAGAGTCAGATGCTCGCCGCAACCCCGACCAGCCTCAGCCTCAGCCAGGATGAGCGCGGGCTACAGGTCACCGCCGACATTATCAAGAGCCCAATCGGCGATCACCTGCTCGCACTCGCGCAGCGCGACCCCCAAGCAATCGCATGGTCATTCGGATTCCGCGTGATGGATGAGGATTGGGATGGCAATAAGCGCACCGTCAATGAGGCCGCCCTCCACGAGGTAAGCCTGCTCACGGGGCACACGCCCGCATACCCGGGCACCATCGGACTCGCATCCGTACGCGGGCTCGCGAAGCGCCGCGGCATCGAAGCGGAGGGCCTATGGAAAGCAGTCAGCACCTGGCTCCGCGGCGACACGGTTGCGGAGGAGGATGCATCTGCTATCATCCGTGCGTTCGAGGGAAGCGTCACCGTCCCGACGTCAGTCAGGGCAAAGATGCTCGCCTTGAAGGAGCGCATCGGAGAATAACCGCAGGCCCGATCTCACACGCCTCGACTCCCCCGGGGGTCACGCGCAAGGGGAACACCCGAGCGGAATAGGCATAGAAGAGAAAGGGGAAACATCATGAGCGAGAACCTCATCAACGCGCTCCACGACGAGCGCCAGCGCGCAGCCGCAGCGGCTAAGGCAGTCCTAGAGGCCGCCGCCGACGCCAAGCGTGACCTCACCGCCGAAGAGAACCAGACTGTGGACCGCGCGTTCGCAGACATGGACTCGAAGGCCGCGCAGATCGCCGCCGCAGAGAAGATCGAGGCCGCCGAGAAGGCCGCCCTCGAGTCGCGCACCCGCTTCGCCGCCGCCATCGAGGCGCCAGTGAAGGCAGAGCGCGCCACGGACGAGTCCGAGCTTCGCCGCATCGGCATGAACGGGGGCCGCGTCGCCTTCGACTTCGAGAAGCGCGATGTCACCAAGTCCACAGGCCTCGGCAACCCAGTCGGCATCGCCGCCCGGGTGAACGTGGTCGCGGGCCAGGTAAACCCATTCATCGACGCACGGGTCATCGACCTGTACACGGTGAGCAATGGCAATAACTTCCAGTTCCCACGCGTGACGGCACTCGGCACCGCTGCCGCCGTCTCCGAGGCGGGCTCGATCGGCGAGTCGGACGGCACCCTGTCGTCGCTCTCGCTGACCCCAGCGAAGTACGCCACCCTGATCCAGGTCACCGATGAACTCGTGCGCGACGCCGCGTTCGACATCTCAGCGATGATCGCGGAGAAGGCCGGTCAGGAAGTCGGTATCGCTCACGGTGCAGTAGCGGCTCCAGCCGTTGCCGCAGCCGCGACGGTTGGTAAGACGGGCGCCGCAGTGGCCCCGGTTTACGCCGACCTCGTAGACCTCGTGTACTCGGTCAATCAGCGCTACCGCAAGGCTCCAGGCGCAGGGTTCATCATGAACGATGCGACCCTCGGCGGAGTCCGCAAGTTGCTCGACAGCCAGAACCGCCCGATCTTCGAGGCGGGGAATCTCGGTGGGCCTGATACGCTCCTCGGCTTCCCAGTCTGGTCAGGCGCACTGGTAGACACCGGCGATGAGGCCGTAAGCGTCCTCTTCGGTGATCTCAAGGAGATCAAGACCCTCCTCGTAGGCGGTGTCGAGATCGCAGTGTCCAACGAGTACGCCTTCGCCAACGGCTTGGTCACGTACCGTGTCCAGGTTCGCGGCGCCACGGGCCTCGTTCAGGCGAGCGCCGTGAAGTCGTTCAAGGGCGCAAACGTCTAACCCAGTAGGGTAAGAGGAGCAGCGGAGGGGGGCGGGAGAAATCCCGCCCCCCGACCGCATAGCCGAGAGGAGGAGCAATGAGCAAGGTACAGACCATCCGCATGAACATCCACGTCACAGGCACCCGCAACGGGGTAGAGTGGCCATACGTCGGCGGCACCATGGAACTACCGTACGGCGAAGCGGTCCAGCTTGCCGCGGCAGGATACGGGAGCCTCGTAGGCGAGGCCCGCGATGAGCATCCGTCTAACGATGCCGCACCCGAGGCCATCGAGACCGCTACAATCACCACCGAGCGAAAGACACGTAAGACCAAGAGGGGGTAAGGCATGGCAGAGATCACCACCGCGCAGATCACCGTGACCGCAACGCCGACCCTGCTCGCCCGAGCAGACACCGACGGGTGCACCGTCATCCTCCACACGCATGCTAACCACGGCATCGAGATCGGAAACGCCACGGTGAGCGCCGGAACGGGCTTCGGGCTACACACCGACGCTACGTTCGAGTTCCGCCTACCCGCCAACGAGGCGCTCTACGGCATCCGCACCGGCGCACAGGATGAGATCGCGTACGTTATGCGCGTAGGCAACCGACAATGACCGACTACGCCACCCGAGCAGAGGCGAAAGCAATCCTCGGCATCGCGAGCAGCGATACCACCGAGGATACGCTCGTCGATAGCCTTATCACCGCAGCTTCCAGCGCCATCGACCAGTACTGCGACCGCCCGGCAGGATTCGGCCCACAGGGCACCCAGACCCGCTACTACACCGCCCTCGAGTACTACCGCATCGACGTAGACGACCTACTCACCGTCACCACGCTCGCCACCGACGACGGCATCGACGGCACCTACAGCGAAGTCTGGGGCGCAGGCACCTACAACCTCACGCCATACAACGCCGCCCTCGACGGGCGCCCATACACGGGGATCGAGTCATCAGACACGTCAATCCTCAACTTCCCCAAGCACTCAACTAAGGGCGTGAAGATCATCGGCACGTGGGGGTGGACGGCTATCCCCGCAGCGGTAAAACAGGCGTGCCTATTGGAGGTCGCGAAACTATACGCCTCCCGAAACGCACCCTTCGGGGTCATCGGAACCGGCGACGCAGGCGGCGTGACCCGCATGAGCACGCGCATGCACCCAGCCGCAGTAGCCCTGCTTGACCAATACCGCAACCGAAAGGGCGTAGCGTCCTAATGCCGATGAGCGACCTCGCCATCCATCAGGCGCTCGCCGCTCGACTGACCGCCCTTACCGCACCCACCGGGCGAGCGGGAGGGGGAATCCGCGCAGCGCACGCCGTACCCCCCGACACCCTCGGCGCCCTCCCCGCAGCCGTGGTCATGCCAGGGCCCGACAGCATCGAGTACGGGGCGGCGAGCAGGCGCACCGTCTTGACGTGCACCGTCACCATCTACCTCAGCCTACAGCCCGACAGCGAGCGCCGATACACCGACCTCCTGCTATGGCGCACATGGCTCCGAAACGCGTATGATGGTACCGTACTGCTCGGCGGAGAGGCCGCCCAGGCGAGCGTCACGAGCACGAGCATCGGGAACGCAACGTGGGGGGATCAGACGTACATCACTATCGCAGCGGACGTAGATGTGGTAAACCTTGAAGGCAAGTCCTTCGCATAGTTAGAGGGGAGAATACCGATGCCAAGCCCAACGTACGGCGCCAAGAGCTTCACGAAAGTCATCGCCAAGAGTGAGAGCACCTACGGCACCGCGGCATCGTTCGCGGGCACAACCGGGCAGATCATCATGGTGGACGCCCTCGGCGCCATCGACCTCGGCATCGAACTCAACACGGGCGACGATAGGACGGTAGGCGTACGCACGCAGATCCTCGCCAACCGACCAGTCATCACCTCCCGAGCACCAGTGATCACATGGGGCGAGACCGACGCCGACATGGCATCAGCAATGATCCCCTTCGACTCCCTCGCCACAATCACCGACACCGGCACGGGCCCGTACGTATGGACGTGGAGCCCAAGCCAGACCGCAGTAGACACCTACAAGGGGTATAGCCTCCTCCTTACCGACGGCGTACAGCAGTACGTCGCGAAGGGATGCGTACCAACCGAAATCACCCTCAGCGGCGAGGGAACGGGCACCCTACAGATGGGCGTGACGTGGGCAGCGATCGACATCGCCACCAATGCCGACGCCAACACCGCGGCACCGACCGCCCCGGCACTTGTGCCCTCCCGATTGTTCAAGTTGTACACCGATAGCGCCTTCCCCGACGGGAGCGGCGACACCGAGTACGACCACGTAATGTCGTTCACGGCGACCATCGAGCCGGGCCTCACGATGATCAGCGCCCTCGACGCAAGCCTCGTAGCCGCCACCGCGGCATACACGGGCGTGCTCAACGCCACCATGGAACTGACCGTGGCATCCAACGCCGCGGCAATCGCCAACGGGGCATGGGGCATCGACGAGATCGGGGAGCAGCGCTTCCTGCGACTCACGGCTACCACGAGCGCCGGCTACGGTCTCGAGCTTCGCGGGTCGTGGATCATCGAGAGCATCACCCCACTCGGCGCCGATCAGGACGGCCTAGTCGTGAATACGGTTGGCCTCCGCGCAGCGTACGACCAGACCTCGGGCAAGAGCATCGAGGTAGTCGTCACGAGCCCGAGCAGCGCCCGCCCATAAGGGTATCCGTCTAGCGATGCCGCTAGGCGCCAAAAAAACAGCGAAAGGAGCAGACGCATGGCAGTCAAGACCGTACGCATCGAACTAGAGGGCGAGTACGCCGGATGGTACGCAGAGATGCGCGCCAACGTAAGCATGAACGAGGTGGTAGAGGTCCAGTCGGAGAATCTCCCGAGGATCGTAGCCGCCCTCAAGCGTGTCGTAGTCAGCCACAACTTCAAGAGCGTAGACGGGAGCGCCGCCACCGACATGGGCGACGCCGACACCCGAGCGTGGAGCCAACTAATCGAGAAGTGGGGTAAGGCCCTCACCGACGTCCCAAACGCCTAAGGCTCGACGCGAAGCGGATCGCGCTCGGGCAGCCAGTAGCACCGTCTATCGAGCTTATCGCCGTTATACTCGGGGAAGCGTTCGGCCAGACACCGTGGTCCATCATGGAGGAGCCCGCCGATAAGGTACTCCGCACGTGGATACTCTGGTCCGAGATGCAGCCGAAAAAGAGGTAGCAATGGCGTTATTCAAGATCAAGGTGGACACCGAGCAGGTACTCGCCATGGAGATCGCCCTGCGCTCAGGCTTCAACCCCAAGGTCATCAACCGGGCGCTCAGTGACGCCTCGAAGGCCGCCGCCCAAGAGGTCGTGAAGGCGGCGAAGCCCCGAGCACCCGTCCTCACGGGGCGCCTACAGGGGGCAATCGGCGTCAAGCCCGCCCGATACAAAAAGCCAGGCTACCTCGCCCGCATCAACCCAGGGTCCAACCGCGCCGACGTGAAGGGCGCGTACTACCGCTACATGGCACTCCGCGGCACCGGGCGCAACCCGAGGAATAACCGCTTCATGGATGAGGCCGCAGCGGCTACAATCGCGCAAGCGGAGGAGGCGTACACGGCACGCCTACAGCGATCCGTCAATAAGGCCGCAGGTAAGCCGCTCATGAAGCGGGGGAGGGGATAATGGCAGGCGCCGCATCAGTCCACATCCCGTTCACGGCGTCCGACGGGATCAGCCCGAAGATCAGCCGCATCAACAAGTCAATGGCGGGGCTCTCGAAGAACACGATCAAGAGCGGCACCGCCATCGGCACCGCCCTCGGCACCTTCGTCGGGGGCATCGCCATCCGCGCCTTCGACGGCGTGGTCAGCGGCATCGGCGACACGATCAACGCCAGTCGCGACCTGCAAGAGACGATCGCTAAGACAGGGCAGGTATTCGGAGACCAGGCGCCCGAGATCGAGGCCTTCGCAGCGACCGCCGCCACCGCCTTCGGGCAATCGAAGACTCAAGCGATGGACGCCGCTGCGGGATTCGCCGTCTTCGGGAAGAGCGCCGGGCTAACGGGCGACGGGCTCGTAGGCTTCTCGACGGAACTCACCACCCTTGCATCAGACCTCGCGAGCTTCTCCAACACGAGCGTAGAAGAGGCGATCACCTCCATCAGCGCGGGGCTCCGAGGCGAGAGCCTCCCACTACGCAAGTACGGCGTGCTGCTCGACGAGGCCACACTACGAGCACGGGCACTCGCGATGGGCCTCATCAAGACGACTAAGACGGCGCTCACGCCGCAACAGAAAGTACTCGCCGCGCAGGGCGAGATCATGGCGCAGACCGCCCTACAGCAGGGCGACTTCGCCCGCACGAGCACCGGATTGGCTAACACCCAACGCACCCTTACCGCCCGCATGGAAGACCTCAAAGCGGGAATCGGCGACGCCCTCCTACCAGTGGCACTCGCCCTCACCAATGCCTTCATCAACCACGTGCTCCCCGCCATCGAGAAACTGAAGCCAGCGATCGAGACCATCATCGCCACGGCGAAGGAACTCTACGAGGGCTTCAAGAGAGACGTCATGCCAACACTGCTCGACGTAGCGCGCAACGTAGGGCCAGTACTCGCCTCAGCCTTCGGCACCTTGGGCGACATCCTCCGCAATAACGTTATGCCCGCCGTGAAGGGGGTCTTCGGGTTCCTCGCCGACAACAAAGAGGCAGTGCTCGCCATCACCGCGGGCATCGTCGCTATGATCGCAGCCTTCAAGACGTATCAGATGGTCATGACCGCCGTACAGACCGTCATGAAGGCGTACGCCATCATCCAGGGCATCGTGAACATCGTTATGAGCGCCAACCCAGTTGGCATCATCGTCCTCGCCATCATCGGGCTTATCGCCGCGTTCGCCGCCCTCTACGCCAGTAGCGAAGGATTCCGAGACGCCGTAGGCGGGCTATTCGACGCCCTCGGCGCCGCATTCAACTTCGTGATCGGGCTCATCCGCACCATCATCGGCTTCTTTTGGAACGGCCCGATGGGCATCATCATCAAAGCGATCGCAGGTCTCGCGGGCATCGACCTCAGCGGCGTAGATAAGTTTATCAACGGCGGCGCCGCACCGGGCACGGGCGGCACGGGCACGAGCGCCAACCCTATGAACGACAAGTACGGCGGTAAGCCCGCCACCACCGTAAACGTACGTATCGGAAACGAGCAGTTGGTACCAACGGTCACGAGGGTCATGGGCTCAACCGCCAATGCGGGCACGGGCCGTAGGGGCTACTAATGGCGCACCCGTTCCGCCTCACCATCGGCGGCGTCACTTGGAACGCGGGCGCCAATAGCAACCTCCTCGACATCGCAGGGGCCGCGGGCAACCCAACGTACCCCTACGTCGAGCCCGCAGCGCTCAAGCTTACGCAGGATGCGTCAGGCAGCGGCGCGTCAATGTCCTTCACCGTCACGCAACCGAGCACCCCGAGCGGCGTGCCGTGGACGCTCGCGATGGACGATAACGCCGTCGTACGCTTCTTTGACGACGACGTCAGCGTCACCGTGCCCCTATTCCGCGGGTTCGTCCAGTCAATCTCCGTCACCCTGCTACCCAACGGGTTGGGCACCGAGACTGAAGTCACCGTCGCCGACCCAACCGCCTGGCTCGAGCGCACCCTCATCTACCGCGGGGGAGCCGCTACGACCTTCGCCACGCGCAACGTAGGCCCAATCATCTACAGCGGTAAGACCGACCAACAGATCATCACCGCACTCCTCAGCCTCGTAGGCGCCCGACAGGATGCCGCCACTAAGGCGATCTTTGACGCCACGCTCGGAGCCGAGTACTACGGGAGCGCATCCGCGAGCCTCGGCACCGTAGAGATCGCCGCAGGCACGCTCCGCAGTGCCCTCGACACCGTCGCCGAGGCGGCGCAGGGCCTCAACGGTGTCGTACGGCGATACTACGTGGATGAGCGCGGGAAACTCATCTACGGCACGGTACGCACCCTCGCAACCACCTACCCGACCGCCACCGAGGCGGCACCCTTCGAGATCGTCACCGACCCAGCGTCAGAACTATTCAGCGGCACGGGGGCGGCGTGGAAAACCACCGCCCGAGAAATCAAGGTGGACTACGACCATGACCGCCTACTCAAGCGCATCCTCGCGCAGGCGGCGAGCTTCAATAGCCGCTACGACGCCAACTTCGCCAATACGGCGTACCTCCGCACCTACAACCTTGCAAGCCCGCAGGGCCCGGGCGCACTCACCGCCCGAGGAGGCCCACGCGCCGAGGCGATCATCGAGATGCCGACCGCGAAGGCGTCCGACCGCACTAAGCGAAGTAAGGTGGTCAATGACCTCAGCGCCGCCGTGTTTTTCGGGCGAGCGCGAAGTGGCCCACCGAGGAGCATCAGCCTCACCATCAGGGGCGCCATTGCGGGCGGCGCCAACGAGTACGGGCTCGTAAACGGGTACGCCCGCACCGGGGTCAGCACGTGGAGCCAGATCAACCGATGGCGAGCAGGGCAGTGGGTCAGCATCTTCGCCCCCGGGCTCGGGCTCACACCCGCGGCCTACTACAGGATCGAGAACCTCTCAATGGGATTCGAGGATCGCAGCTTCCAGCGCTATTATGAACTCACCATCGACCAACCGAGGCGACAGGGTATCAGCGGGCTACGCGTCTCAGAGGGCTGACCGAGGTAGAGCATCCGTCTAGCGATGCCAAAAAAAGGAGACACATGAGCGACACACTAGGCACCGACGCAGGGAATCTAACGGGGCAGGGCGGCGCCGTCACCAATACGGCGGGCGACGCCCTCCTCGGCACGGATAACGATGGAGAGAAGTCCTACGCCCTGGGGCCCTCACTCAGCCGAGCCATCGAGACGGGCGTCATCAACGGCGACTTCGGCACGCCGCCCCCGGAACTCGACACCAACATTGACAACGCAGAGAACGCCCTCCCCTACTTCTCGGTAGAGGTAAGCCACACCGACGCCACCGCACCATACGTGCAGGCGGTCGAGGACCTCACCGTGGCATCGGGGCAGGTGCTCCGCTTCACCATCCCGAGCGGGGCCGCAGTAGGGCGCTACGCCCGCATTGTGCGCTACGTCGCCGTGCCCGGGTCAGCCGCCCGCACCTTCACAAATCAGCCCCGCGCAGCTTGGCGCAACGCCACGGGTACGACTAAGACCCAGGCCATCGTCACCATCAGGTCGCAGTACTACGAGAGCGATAACACCACCACCACGGGCACCCAGGGCAGCAATAGCGCCACCTTCGCAACTATCGCCGCCGCGGCCTACGCGTACGAGACCCAGGCTAACCCCGAGGGCACGGGCGCAATCCCCACCGACGGCGCGTACCTACGGGTAGAGGTGGGCGTGCAGGTCAGCGTGCTCACCACGAGCGAAATGACCGTAGACCTCACCGAGGTGCGCATCGACCGCGGCAACATCCAGTACCTCGTAACGGATCAGTCCCAGCCCGAGCTTTACGGGCCCGCCTCCCTATACCTATTCAACAGCACGCTATTCCTCAGTAATGGCGGGATCGTTGGCTCAGAGCCGCGCATCACCCTAAGCGCCAACTCAGGCGACATCTCCCTCACCGCAACCGGGCAGGGAGACACGATCACCCTCACAAGCGCCACACGAGCAGGGAGCACGGTCACCATCGTCACCACGCGGGCTCACGGGTTGGCGACGGGGTACGAGGTCATCGTCGCGGGCATCACGGGCGCCGCGGGCACAACGATGAACGGCACCATCTACCCCATCACCGTCACCGATAGCACTACCTTCACGTACACCTCAGCGGGCACCGCGGGCACGGGCACGGTCACAAGCGCAACAGTCAAGAGCGGCCCCGGCTCAGGCATCATCTACCTCAAGCCAGCCACTACCACCGCAGGGCGCGTGCAGATTGACGGCCCAAACTCGCTCTGGGTATCGCGTGCCACTGTTGCTTCAGCGACGCAGTCGCTGGCAAACAACACAGACACAAAGATTCTGCTTGATACTGCAAGCACCACGCCAAACGGCGACTCGTATGACCCTAAAAGCTGGTTCAGCAATGCCAACGATCAGATCACGGTGCAGCAGTCTGGGATGTATCTCGTCCAAGGCGCTGTTGGCTTTGCAGCCAATGCAACTTCTCGTCGCGGTATGACTCTCCTAGTAAACGGAAGTGTGGTTGCATCGACTCAGGTTGCCGCATCTCCTGCCAACGAAACATCGCTAAACATCTCAACCAATGTGTATCTGTTTAGCGGCGACATCGTGACAATGAACGCTCGTCAAAACTCAGGCGGAGCACTTAGCACAACGGTGGTCAGTGGTGCATACCCAGTGCTGAGTGTTGCAAGGGTGGGTGCGTGATGGACGCTGAACTTCAGGCACTGGACGCAGCGATGGATGCGGCTGCCGTTCACGGTTGGCAGGTGATTCTCATTGACCAGATTGACGGCGTGTGGACTGCTGACGCAGGGCTGCCAAACTCGTGGGATGAGCCAGAGCAGCGCGCCACCGGCGCAACTCGGACTGACGCGCTGCTGGCGCTGACTGCCGCGCTGGAGTCACGATGACCCCACGCCAGATTGACCAACTGATCGAGCGCCTGGACGCACACTCCGCAAAGTTGGATCAGGTGCGCTCCGATGTGGACAAACTCAAAGGAGGACTAGTGGCTATCGCAGGGCTGTTGTTCAGCGTGCTCGTGCCACTAATCGCATCGCTGCTCTCTAAGTGAGGCGGCTCGCATTCCCACTGCTGGGGATCATCTTCAGCACGCTCATCTTCCTGCCGATCGTGCGCGCGAACGAGAGCGAGATCCGTCGCACCGTCACCGAGACCTCCGACTACTTTGTCGTGGTCACCGAGCCAATCCGCTTCACCGCACGCACCCTGCTGTGCGACGAGCCAGGCGTGCTGTGGTGTGCGACCCCACCTGCCGGTCACTTTATGGACTCGGCCTTGTGGCTCTACAACGAGACAGGGGTGATGCTCGCCGCCAGCGATGACGATGGTGTGTCCTACGCGTCGCTGATTCAGATCAACCTAGAGCCAGCCGTGTACCGGCTGCGCGCAGGTCGATTCGGACCCTGCAACGCAAACGGCTGTATGCACCCAGAAGAGCCGTTTCCAGTTGGCGGCTACTACGACCTGCTCACCAATCTTCAACTCGTCCTTGATCCGACTCCGCCTGTCGCGTCTCCGCCACCCATCCCATCCGAGTTGCCAACGCCCACGCCCACGCCCACGCCGTCAGAGTATCCGTCTAGCGAGCCCACACCCGAGCCCACACCCGAGCCGACACCAACGCCGAGCCCTACCCCGGAACCGACCCCCGAGCCCACGCCCACGCCGACGCCCACGCCCGAGCCCAGTCAGACCCCCGTACCAACCGTACCGCCCTCCCCGACCGTTCTCCCCACGTCCACACCCGTACCATCCGTCACGCCGTCCCCGGAACCGACGCCCACGCCGACCCCGAGTCCAACCCCCGTAGAATCCGTCACACCCGTACCATCCGTAGAACCCGTACCGTCAGTCACGCCATCCCCAGAGCCCCCGCCCGCCGAGGCGGCGATCGAGGCTATCGGCGAGGCGGTGACCGCGCTCACCACCTTGGGCAATGACCTCAGCCAAGAGGAGAAAGAGCAGGCCGCACCAGTAGCCGTCGCCGTTGTAGTATCGCAAGTAGCATCAGCCGCAGTAGCCGCCGCAGCTTCGGCGGCATCAGCAGGCGGCACGGGGAGCGCAGGGGGCACGGGGCGAAAGGGGAAAGCCAAGTGATCAAGCGCATCATTATCGACCTTGTAGGCGGCGCATGGACCGTCCTCGGGCTACTATTCGCGGTGGTAGTCTTGCCAGAGGGGCAGACGCAATCAACGATGAGCACGCTATTCCTCGGGCTAACCGTAATCTGGCTCCTCACGGGGCCGCTACGATGGAGGGAATAATGACCACCGCCGACCACATCGAGCAAATCAACGCGCAGGGATGGACACGCGTAGACACCGCCCCGGGCGAGTGGGTAGCCCTCGTACCAGATGAGACCAACTCGAGCTTCGGCGGAACGTTGTGGGCGCAGGGCGCCGACGGGGTAGACTACGCCGAGGGCGTCACCGCGGGGCACCCAGTCAGCGCGGCGCTCGACTACGAGTCAGCCGCCCGGGCAATCGCCGTCATCATCAAGAAGGAGATGGGTGGATGAGATACCAAATCAAGTCGCAACTCTATAGCGACGCCGAGGCCCAAAAGAAGGGCACCGCGCAAATCCTTGACGATTGCGGCCCCTCGTCAATGGCAGCGGCAGTCGCATGGGCGAGCGGATACCGATTGAACCCGACCGCCGCGGATGGTGTCGCCGCGAAGGCGAAGGCCACCGGCAAGGTAGAAAAGCAGGGCGTCAGCGATAACGGGAGCAGCCTATCCGACCTCGCGAAGACCGCCGTAGTCCTCGGCGGGCACGCCCGATGGGCCAAGTCATGGGAAGACGCCATCAGCGCCGCGAAGGCGGGCGCAGCATTGGGCATCTGGGTCGAGGCACCCGTAGGCTACCCCGAGCACGCCAAGTCCGAGTGGCAAGAGCGATGGGAGCGATGGTGGTGGGTCAAGCAGAATCAACCTAAGCGCACGTATGGGCACATGACTAGCGCGGGCTGGTGCGCCGATCACGGATGGCAGTGGGCAGACCCGACGATGGATGAGCGCAACCCAGAGGAGCAGTACGCCGCCATTGTCACCGAGGCCGACATCCTCGCCCTCGCCGATTCCAAGCGGGTCACGGGTAAGCACGTCGCCCCACCCTTCAAGCACGTCATCATCATCACCGCCCCGGGCGCCGCAGCGGCACCCGCAGCCCCCGCTACAACGCCCGTACAGGCACCAACGCAGCCCGTAGAGGCGCCTAAGCCCGCAGCGAAGGCGAAGACGCCTCCCCCGCCGCGGGTACAGCGTGAGCCCGCTAAGAGCGCCGACCCTCGCGCAGAGTTGCGGAGTGTGCTAAAACAAATCGAGCGGATGCCATGGGGCCCCGCGAAGCGTGCGGCATGGGCCCACGTAGAGGCACTAAAACTGCAGATCAACCGGGAGGCCAAATGAAGCGAGTCCGAGCGTACCTAGCGAAGACCTCAGTAGATGAGGCGGTGCTCGACGCCGCGCGTAGCTTCATCACCGTCAGCATCAGCGTTGCCCTCGGCTTGGGCATCCCTATCCTCGACATCAGCGGTGGAGACTTCCGCGTAATCGTCAGCGCAGGGCTGGCATCAGGTTTGCAGGTGCTTGTCAAGTGGCTTGACCCCAAGAACAGCGCATACGGGGTCAGCACGCAGGAGTAAACGGGGAGCCGCCCCGAGGAGCATAGGAGGAGGAGCATCATGGGTGAACTACTCGGCGCCGTAGAGCGCAACATCAGGGCGAAGGGCCCACAATGCAGCGTCGGCATCCTACGATCAACGCTCGAGCCCGAGCAGATCAGTGAACTCGACGGCATCATGCTGACCCGCTACTACACGGCGGGCGCCATCTCAATCGCCATCGAGGAGACCTACGGTCAGACGATACGACCGTTCAGCGTGCAGCGGCATCGCCGCGGCGACTGCATCTGCGAGACCCGCTAAGTGGGCAAACTGCTTGACTCCATCGCGAGGTCAGGAGCAGTAGAGCAGGCACGTAAAGCCCACACCGAGCACCCAACAGGATGGGAGCCGGGCGCGTCATGGAACGCAGCTTCGGGCCGCGGCACCATCACCGCCCGCACCGCCCGACAGACGCCCGAGTGGGAAGCGCTCCTCGTAGAATGGGGCTTCGACCCCGCCACTCACGAGATCGTGGAGGATACAATCCAGTTCCGCACGTGGGATGCCGCCATCGGCGAGGGCAACGTGCAACGATTCAAGTATTACCGCGCAGAGATCAGGATCAAGCGCCCGGGCGTAGACGCCGACGCGGAGAAACTCATAGCCGAAATCAGAGCCGCGAAGAGTAAGCCACCCCGCGGGGTACATCCGTCTAGCGATGCGCCACTCTCGCTATGCATCGCCCTAGCCGATTGGCAAATAGGGCAACGGGGCACCGAGGAGAGCGTGCGCCGCATCCTCGCCCTAGCCGCCGCAATCCCCGCCCGAGTCCTCGAGCTTCGCCGGGCAGGCGTACACATCGACGAGATCGTGCTCCTCGGGCTCGGCGACCTCGTAGAGGGTTGCGAGGGTTGGTACGCCGCGCAGACCTTCACCGTAGAACTCAACGAGCGGGAGCAGCGCGCCGTCGCCCGCCGACTGCTCGCGAAGATCATCGGCGCCGCCCTCGAGGCGGCACCCAGGGTACGAGTAGCCGTCGTAGGGGGCAATCACGGTGAGGCCCGCCGCAACGGGAAGTCATACACCGACGCCGCCGATAACGCCGACGTAGAGGTAGCCGAGGTGCTCGCCGACGCGTACACCGGGAGCGCCGACGCCGACCGCATCGCTTTCGTCATCCCGCGCCACGAGTTAGCCGTGACCATCGACGTGAAGGGCACCATCATCGGAATCACCCACGGGCACCTAGCGAAGCGTGGGGCAGGCGCCGCCAATAAGGTCGAGCAGTGGTGGAAGGGGCAGGCGCTCGGGATGCGCCCCGTAGCCGACGCCACCATCCTCGTCAGCGGGCACTACCATCACCTCAGCATCACCCAGCATGGGCCCCGATGGGCAATGCAGGCGCCCGCCATGTGCGGCCCGTCAGAGTGGTACGCCGACGCCACGGGGCTCGGAGAGAGCGCCCCCGGCACCCTAACTTTCACCATCGGCCCGACAGGATGGGATCATCTCCGTATCATCGCCACGCAGCCAACGGTGCAGGGGGATGCCCTCGCCGTCCGAGGATCGTAGGCGCCCCCCACGTCAGAGCCGGGAACCTCCCCCGGCACACCGCCCCCTCGTAGGTTTCACCCCTACGGGGGGGCACAAAATAGTCATGGAAAAACGCGCAACAGTGCCCCAAAAGTGACGACAGGATAGGCGAGACTACGCACAATTAGCGTAGCAAGGGCACCCAGCCCGAGCAGCAAACTAGGAGGCACACAAATGGAGCAGGAGCAGGCACCAGTCACATGCACGCATTGCGCGGCGCAGGTGCACTACCTCGAGGTATTCCCCGCGCAGATCAACGGCACGGGGAGCGCATGCCTCGCGTGCTTCATCAAGCACGTAGACGCCAAGCGCACCGATCAGCAGCGATTCGCCGCGATGATGGGCGCCTTCGGCGGCAGGGGAGGAGCACGATAATGGCACTCAGTAAGCCAATCGCCAAGCGTGTCTTGGAAGTCAAGACCGCCATCGCATTCAGCGTGGAGATGATCGAGCAGTACCGCGAGGTCATCGCCCACATGGACGCGCACCCGGGGGATCGCAACCTCCCCTTCCACCATCTCACCGACGGGGAGAAGCGCCGCATCGAGCTTGGCGCCAATCCCCGTAGCGTTGTCTTCAACGCGATGGTGGTAGAGCAGCACAACGTAGAGCAGTGGCACGCATGGCTCAAGGCCGTCGCAGCGTACGAAGCGAAGTACGAGGCGGCACACGCATGAGCCACGCAGGAGTCTTCATCAGGGTAGTGGCATGGATGACCATCACCTGGACCATAATCATCATCAACAGCATTGGAGGAGCACGATAATGACCGACTTCGTAAAGCCAACCGATCTCGAGGAGGAGCACATCATCGACACCATCCGCCGGTTCAGCGCCGACGTAGACGAGCGCTCGCAGGGGATGCACTACTTCAACGGGCTCACGCGCGAGGGGATCGAGTCCATCGACGGGTTCATGCCAGGGTACGTAGACACTCAGGCGTGGAATGAGACGCCCGCCCTCGATGAGATGCTCGAGACGCTCGATGAGATCACGTCGAGCTTCGGAGGATCGTACACGGTGCACGGATACGCCAAGTTTGGCTTCCAGGCCCGACTCACCGTGGAAGGGTTCGAGTACCAGGGTAGCGAGCGGGGCGTAGGCGCCCTCGTCTACAAGTACCGCAAGGCGGATGAGGTGGTCATCAAGGGTCGCCCCGGCGAAGGGCACGAGAGCGCCGTCTACGTCTGGTGGGATTAGTGAGCAGCGAAGCGGTAATAGACGGGGAGTGCCCGATCTGCGGGCACATCCCCGAAGTCGCCGACGGGAGAATCCCGCCGTGCGTAGATTGGCAGCGCGTGAGCGCCGCCGCAGTAGAGGAGGAGGAGACAGATGGCAATGCGTAAGCGCACCATCACACTCAGTCTGACCGATGTCGAGGCCTCGAGGGTCTACGACATCCTCAGCGTCGCCATCGGGCGAGACACCGACACGGGCCACGAGAGGCTCGCACGGTTCAGCACCCTAATAGACGGTTGGCTCGCCGACGGCGATAAGCACGGCGCAATCCCCGCCCTTCGATCAGCCTACAACGAGCTTGGCGACGCGATGGACGAGGCCGACCCGTACGAGCATGATCACCGCCCGGGGGCGGTCTGCATCGTTTGCCCCGACGGGAGCGGGAGGTACCTATGAGCGGGGAGACGATCACCATCACGAGCGCCATGCGGTTCGTTTGGACCGAGGGTGGATTCTGCTTCGAGTGGAAGGGGGGTCCGTACATCGACGTACGCACCTACCACGATGACATGGAGGGGCCGACCGTCGTAGACGCCATCAACGTCTACGACTACGAGCGCGGCGTCACCACGGTCAGCACGCTCGGAGACGCGCAGGGCGCAGTGATCAAGTGGATCACCGCCCATCGAGAAGAGGCCCGAGTCGCGGGCCAGTAGGAGGAAACGATGAAGAGCACGGGAATCACGGCGGCACGTAAGGCCGCAGCAATCACCGCCGCAGCGGCGGCACTCAGCCTCGTAATCGGGTTCAGCGTTGGCAACAGCGCCGGCTACAACGAGGGCGAGGCGGCAGGCTACACCGAGGGTCGAGCAGCGGGTCACCGCGTCGGCTGGAATCAGGGTGGCGCTGCGAGCTTCGAGAAGGCGTATTGGATGGGTGTCGTAGAGGGATGCCACGCAGTGTTCGCAGGGGCAGGATGGGAATACATCTTCGTGAACGGCGGGGGCATCCTCGACAAGTCCACGTACTGCGTAGACAACGGCGATCACAGCGGCACGCCACAGGGGCCACAGACGGAAGTACCGTACGTGCCCGAGAGCGGCGACAGCCAGTAGGAGGAGCAATGGATAGCGAGCAGACACGGAAGGGGCTCAG